AGAGCTACTACTGCTCGATGAGTTGGAAGATGAGCTGGAAGAACTTGATGATGAGCTGGAAGAGGAACTGCTGCTCGAAGAGCTACTACTGCTCGATGAGCTGGAAGATGAGCTGGAAGAACTTGATGATGACGACAAACTTGATGAGCTGGAGCTGGATGATGAGGAACTGCTGGATGATGAGGAACTGCTGGATGAACTTGAACTGCTGGATGAACTCGACAGTGATGACGATGAGCTGGAAGAGGAACTGCTGCTCGAAGAGCTACTACTGCTCGATGAGGAACTCGACAATGATGATGATGAACTACTACTGGAGCTGGAGCTACTTGAACTTAAAGAACTCGAACTCGATGAAGAGCTACTACTCGATGAACTCGACAGTGATGACGATGAGCTGGAAGAGGAACTGCTGCTCGAAGAGCTACTACTGCTCGATGAGGAACTGGACAATGATGATGATGAACTACTACTGGAGCTGGAGCTACTTGAACTTAAAGAACTCGAACTTGATGAAGAGCTACTACTCGATGAACTACTTGATGGGGTTACCGGTAAAATCTTCGGTCCAATAGGTCTCGCTCCGACTCCATACGTTTCCCCATACATATCAGCGGTTGCTACATCAGGTTGTTTTCCACCTGTAGCGCAAGCTTGACCTGATTTTGGATCTCCAAATGTTGAAAGCGTTTCATCAAGCTCCATTTGATTCGAGGAAGTTAAACTTGGTTGGTTTCCACTACCCACACTCCAGTTGCCATCTGCTACAGACGCATCATTGGCGGCATTATTATTACCAGTTGCGGCATTGATAGCTGTAAAATTAGTAGTATTTTCAAAACAACTTATATTTTCAGCCGTAAGAATCTGACCACCACCATCAAAACCTATACCGCAGTTATAAACTAGCCCGTTTTCAAAATTAATTCTTCTAAAGGCCCTGATACCGTATGTCGTAGAATCAAATATTATAAAATTATAAATTTTACTATTAGCGTTTGGAATTTGTTGACATTTTAGTCCTTCCCCAGTCAAATCATTTCCATCCATAAAAAAATCATGGATATTAAAGGTCGGGGCAGTAGTGTCAAGTCTTATTATAGCTCTATTAGCTGCACCGCCGATTGCCCGTTTAAAATTATACTCACCTAAATTAAAAATATTCGCTGTTGTGGTAGTAATATGAAATCCATAACCGTTATGGTTAATAGTTACTTTATTACCGGCAGTTATATCTCCACCATGAGGATCATCATTTTCCATTCCAAAAGTAAACCCCGCAGTATTAATTGGTAGAGTAGCCGCTCCGGTTTCCGTTACATCGGTTTGTAAGTGTGTAGTTAAAGCCCCGTCCATAGTTGTGATATCTGCAAAACATAAGGCGTGTGTGGCATAATCCTGCACCCCTGAACCAATGGACGGAGAGCCTTGAGAAATTACATTCCTATCTTCTTTGTAGATACTCAAATCAACATCAAGAGAACTTTTAAATAGTTTATCCATATCGGTAACATGCCGTAAATCAATGGCATCAACCCTATAATCTTTAGCAAGTAAATCTTTGTATAATAATTCTCCACCTTCAATCTTTGAAAGTAGATAATTCCAATCAAGAACCTTTTTCTTCAGTCTATAATCAATACCATTAGCGATGTCGTCGTTTTCGTTTAGCGGTTTAATAGCGTCCTGAATGAAAGACAATGCACTATCAGGAAGAGTTATAACACCAAACTTCTTATAAGTCCCGTTATCCTTATGTATCGGTTTAACATGGTAATCAATAGGCATCAAATCACAAGCCCCCAAATGGGTGTTTTCTGGTAATACGTTACCTATTTTGATTGTTGTTTGGAAACTCATCCCTAATCTATTTTCCTACCGTAGTTCACTGGTCTAAACATCTATTTCCCGAATTTAAGTATAGCCATGCCTGTCCCTAAAACAGTAAAAAGGAAAGCAGCTACACCTTTCAAGCTTGCCCATGAGGCTTTGGTTTTAATTTCGGCCTCCATATTCTTCACTCTACCATCAAGATCCAGGCCCTCGTTTAATGATATATACTTCTCAAGGGTCAACTTCATTCCGTTAACCGTTGATGTGAGAGTGTCAAACCGCTTGCCTGTTTCCTCATCCATAGATGTCCTTCTTTCTTGCATTAATTACGCTTTATCTTTTGGTACGAATACTATCAAGTTGCAGCTCCAATCTTATCCGCAACATAAGACAGCATTGCACCTTCAATAACAACTTCACCAGTTATTTCATCAACAGAAGCGGCTATTCTTCTTATTCTGACAGCAAGAGCTTTACCCGCTGCTAAAACTATACCAGAAGCATCTATAGTTACAGTGGCTTTAAAGCTGGCATATTGTGCCCAAGAACCTGTTGTTGTTTCAATAGGATAATCATTTGTACTTGTAGGTACTACTTCGTTGGTGGCTATATCAAGAACGTCAACCGATACTTGTAACTGAAATTTCTTGGTATCGTTAGCAGTATCCAGCCATCCTCCTACTGTGATAGTCGGATCTGTAGTTCCATCCCAATCAGAGTCTATACACCTGCAAGAAAATAATTCCTCATCATCCGAATTATAAACGGGGAGCGACCAACCATAAAATACCCCACGGTTAACTAAAGTAGGCTTGCCTTGCGCGGAAACATTAGCATAGTTAAACACAAATGTGTCATTAACAATTACTTTTGCGGTGCCTACCATATTAAGGTGTCCGTCAGGAGCAAAATAAGAGTAGTTTGTAGGAGCACCAGCCGAACTGTCGCCTATCCTAACCGCCCCATCAGCAAACAGATCCATGTAGGTGTCTGCTTGAGAATAGATGCCTATGGCCGAGTCACGCAAATTGATTACACCACCAAATAAATTAGGAGCTGTCCCATTCTGATAGATGCCGTAGTCAACATTAGCACCTTCATTGAGATACAGCATGTATGCTGTGCCAGATGGCGCTCCATTAGAACCTACGTCTATATAATGACCGTAAACATTAGCGCCAGAGTCGGCTCCAACTACAGCGACCTTATTATGGATACCATAAACATCAGCGGTTACACTAGCTCCATTACCCGAAACATTATTATAAATTCCTTTAGCATCGCCAGTAACAGTACCATCCTCCAAATTTGAAGAATTATTAAAGCCGACTAAAGGTCCTATTACACCGCCAGATTGGTCTACTGTAGTGGAATTCAAAAATCCTGTAAAAGTATCACTAGCATCCGTGACTCCAGCGGTCTTACTATTGCTATTAGTTATCCCGATAAAACTCGCAGTTGTATTGACCGATTTAGTTACGTCCAATCCACCTTGAATAAATACCTTTCCACCAAAATTTATTCTAAATGATGAAGAACCGCTAAGATTATCGCCAGAGCTTATAACATAAGAGTCACCATTAGCTCCGCCGCCACCAGTTATACCGGTAGAAAAACTATTAGTTCCATTTTTAGATGTATACCAAACCCAACCGTCAGCATCAGTACTTTCCATTCTCACTGAATTAAAATTTCCGGTAGTGGTTATATGGAGATCTTCATTTGTACCAGTAGTGTTAATTGCGACGGGGGCACTAGCGGTAAGGACTCCAGTAACAGTCATTGCTCCACCAACAGAGAAAAGACCTGTTCCTAATATTGAGACAGGTTGGTTATCATTAGCATTGCAAAGCTGTATTCCAATACTGTCATCTGATTCTGCTCTAAATAAGTTTTGTGCATTCTCATTTATAATACTAAATGTACCTGGACATGCCGCAAGAGTTACCGTTAAAATGTCGCTTGACTCTGACATAATAGTGTTATTTATTGTAATAGACTTTCCTGCAGCCATTACGACATCTTCAGCAACTATAACATTTCCACTTGAATCAATTGTAATAGCCGAAGTTGCTGATGCACTTCCTATTGTACCATCATCAGGGATTACGATGTTTCCATTGGCCGTCAGTAATCCGGTAATAGTTAATGCACCACCAAATAAATTAGGAGCAGTTCCATCCTGATAGATGCCGTAGTCAATACCAGTATTCTCCTTGAGATAAAGCATATAAACGTCACCAGTTGGGGTGCTGTCTGAATCAACATCTATATAATGACCATAAACATCACCACCGATTGTAACACCTGAATCAATTCGTAGTCGTGAAAATGTATTATAAACATTATCAGCTACGGTTCCACCCTCTAAACGCCCGTCAAAATATGTAGTTGCAAAATCGTTATTACCGCCAATTGTACCGGCTGTTAATGTTGCTCTAGTATATAATGCGCGTAAATGACCAATTGTACCGCCAGCTTGATTAAATTCTACGTCATTATATATACCATATAAAACGTCACCATCATCAGTAACGCCATCAGTTTTTGTATGTTTATTATATAAACCGTAATAGGTTGATGTTGTATCGATAGTTAAATCTTCAACTGTTAATAGAGCGTTTCCTGGAGCGGCATCACCTATGCTTACAGTGCTGGAAAAATAAGCAGCGGCAGCTGTTATTGTCCCTGTCAACGTTGGGCTAGCAGACATTACTACATCACCAGTTCCTGTTACGGTATTAGAAACAAGATTCTTTGATGCATCAGTAAATACTGGTAAGGAGGCCGTTAAAGATGAGATCGCGATAATGCCAGTTGCCCTCGCAACGCTAAGTGCTAATGTATCGGCTGCACCAGAATTTGTAATTATCCCAAAAGTATTTGCCGGTAAAGTGTATGCTCTGCTGTTAATGGTTGGATTGGCCGAAGATCCGTTATAAACTAAAGCTACCCCCGAATCATCACCGGACACTTCATTAAATACGATTGAGAAAGCATCCCCATTTCCGGCATCCCCAAGCTTTGCGAAGTTTAATAAACCGCCAGACCCTGTAATCCCACCTACGGAAAGTGTCGCAACAGGACTTTCCGTTCCTATCCCAACATTTCCAGACGCATCTATTATTAATGCATGATTTCCTGCACCACTACCACCGTTCGATGTTAAGCTTAGCGAAGTTTCCGAAGAAGCTACTAAACCGTATGTCGAAGTTGCAGACAATTGCCCCCTTGCTGTGGAATCGGCATATAGCCTAATTCTAGGCTCTATCCCATCACCTCTTGCTATAACTTGTGAGCTGTTAGAACTTTTAACTTCAAGCGGTACAGTTGGGGCAACACCTATTCCAAGCCTATCATTAACCTCGTCATAAACTGTTGTCCCAGCCAGCCCAAATATAACTTTCCCCTTAGTAGCATGAGCAGTACTCTGTAAGACCAAATCACCACCAGACGCAGTATCACCTATAATGGCTTGACCACCGGCTCGACCGGCAAGGATCGCATACTGAGTATGATCATCGTTGCCAGTCAGATCTTTTAAATTACCGTGACTTTGAGTTTCTTGCAGCAGTACTGTCATGATGTTTTATTCCTTATTAGGTTTGTCCGGCACAACAGGCACAACAGGCGCAACAGGTGCAACGGGTTCAACTATTAGAAGCTCAATTCCAGCATAATCCATTCCCTTAATATTTTTAGGAACGGTTTCAAGCTTGATCTCATACAATTGAACTTCTATTTTCTCTTCCAGAAACGTTTTATTTGCCTTGATCTTAGCAGTGATTTTATCAGCTAATTCCTGGTTAGTGCCTTCTTTCTCTTTTTCAGCTTCAACTTTTTCGATCATAGCCTGAGAACTCAGGCCAGCCCAATCTTTAACAAATCTAAGCATCTCAGGAGTAAATTTAACAGTATCCATAATCGCAGTGTACTCGTCTTTTAAAAGACCGCGATTCTTACCCAGCGCGTAATTAAATTTTAATCCCTCATAATCGGATGCCGTAACTCCATTTATATTATTCAAGAGCTGTACTGTTTCTTCTTTTGTTATTTCTTTTTTCATGATTCTGTTCCTTTTTATTATGGTTATTTTATTATGGTTATTTTATTATGGTTATTTGTTTATCCGTCCTACCCAATAAACCTATGAATTTTTAGTTAATGATGTTATCAATCCGTCTTTAATTACAATATCAAATGTGTCAATCGCCGCTGTAGTTTGAGTCAACCCCGCAGTGCCATCACCAGATTGGTAATTAGCACCTTTTATTGTACCTGTCGATGTAAGATCTCCATTGATTATTAACAGACCCGTTGTGAAATTACCCTGTATCAGTGGAGTGGCAGATGAAGAATTCCCAATCCAAACCACCGAATCAGTTCCAAGGGCTGCACCTGCTCCCACCGCAGTTCCAATAAAAATAGAGTCATTTCCATGAGTTGCTGCCCTTGCGGCGTAATAACCGATTCCTATTGTATTATTTTTTTTATTACTTTCACCAGTTTCACGCCCAATAAATATTTGATTAGCACCTGCCGCATTCTTACCAGCCCAATGCCCTATATAAACACTACCAGATCCTATAACCGATTGCCCCGCATACTCTCCTATGTAAATATTAAAGGCCGCATTTACACTGTCTCCTGCATAATAACCTATTGCTATAGATGAACTCCCAGCGTTAACGGTAGCACTGTCGAAAGCCCCATATCCAAAACCCAAATCTTTTGTGGCCGCACTATAAATATGATGATAAGGCATCGTGTTCACATACTGCGCCCATTTCCCCCAGTTATTCTGAAGGTAATTCATCGTCTGAAAAGCCGGTTTCTCGTCACTCTCCCACCCTAAAACTCGTTTAGCGGAAGATGGTGAAGTCATCTTTGCGGCTTCATCACCGGGAACCCATAGAACTAAATCTGCTGGTTTTGCTGCACTCATAATTTTCCTCTATTAAATAAATCCCGCGAAAAGTCCACCAACGCCGCTATCTAATAAATCTCCGAAACCACCAGTATTAGGGTTATTGGGAGAAGTATCAAATGCAAACGCATTGTCGGGATCGTATACTAATATTCCTTCAAGTCTAACTCCGGCTGCAATAACATCTTCAATCAGAGATAATATTAATAAATCATAGGGAGCCGCCAAGCTAAATCCGGAAGAAATTTGTAATGTAGCGGGGAATAGTTCATCAACTTTAACCGAATCGGATCCGGTTAATATCTGCCAAATAGAAATAATATCCTCAACGCTTGATTGGGAATTGTTAGCTCCGATTTTTGTTTTTATAAATATTCGATAGGTGGGATCATCCTGACCATCGCGGTCCTGCCCGACGATGGTCCCAATATTATCAAGCTGAGTGCCTTCCATCAGGTCAATATTTAATCTGTCATATAAGGCACACCCTTTCGTTTCGAGATCTTGAAACTGAGTGGTAATATAGGCTTTTATCATTGCCGTTAAATTCGGCTTATTCTTATACTGCTCAATTAACCTGGCAAGTCCTAAAGCCTCGATATCTGTCAAACATTTTTCATCAGCTACGGAAGGAAATACTGGTGCTGGTGCAGGATCAAATCCAGACCACCAGCCACCAGAATAAACAGCCATAGAATCAGGTATAGTGGTAGATAAATTAAACCAACCTCCTGAGTATTCTTCGAGATAATCGCCTAATTCAACAGCCATTAAGGAAGCTCCGCCACGGTTATTCTTGATGAATCCCAATCTGATTTCTCAACAGTCCCTGTGGAACCGTCTTCAATGGGAATATTGTTATCCAAAGTAGGCGCTGGTGCCGTTCCAATCCTTACTATAATATCTGTTATTCCCGGGATATCCTCTAAAGAGGCCATCAATTCAGGTCTGATTATAACATCCTTACCAATTCCGAGATTTTCTCCAAATTCTAATAATGCTGCAGCTGCGAGTGCCGTTCCGGTTGGAGGGAAATCTGAATCAGTTTCTAAATCCACTTCCAGATAAATGGTTACAGCGACAGGTCGAGAAAATTCAACGGTATGGTTAAATCCCTGACTATCAACTACTATTTCAGTAACATCATTTCCAAAAGGCTGGATCCCCGCTGGCTTAGAATTAAATATTGCCTCTGCAACTTCAGCGTCAGCACTACTGCCACCATCAGCCTGTTCTACAATAGTTTCAAAACTATGAGCTGGACGTCCTGCCACAACAGCGTCAGAATCATTTTCTACAACAAAAGTAGCATCTACTTCATCTATCTCTAAAACAGCAGTCCGGATGGCTGGAAGCGTTCCTGCGGCATTTGTTCCCAGTGCATTTTCTCTTCTGGCTCTCAGTTCGGTATCAGTCTCAACATCATTTCCAACTGTGGCATCTGCCAAATTAAATGCGGAATCAAACCCGGTAACGGCGGTTTCAATAACAGTTAATGTCCTGGCATTGGCTGTAAAAGAAGATCCCGCTGTTTCAGCCGTGGCTCCGGTGGAACCTTGAATTACGCCTGGTGTAGTTTCTGCTACAGATCCCATTACATCCACGTTAGAATCAGTGATAACAAGCAAGGAGATCGGTTGTTTTCCATCTCTTCCGGCAAATGTAATTGTCATCCCAGCTGGAAACATATCCCCTGAAACGGTAATATCGCCAAACGTGTTTGAGAGGGCATTTAAAGCATCTTCTATTTCTTGAGCAGTAGCGTCAAAATCCAGAAAAGAGGTCTTTATGCTGTCTAATTCTAACTTGAACTGTCCGGATTCGGGCAGAGATGGATATGTTAAATCCTGAACTTCATCAGCACCAGCCACCAGAGTAACGGCATCATCAAGAAGGAATCTCGATAAGGAATTACCCTCCACAGATAAAATGGTCCCGGCTGGAATTAAAGTTCCAAGCGTTCCAATAAGATAAATGTTTTCTACAGTACTTTTAGTCGCTTGCTGGCGTGTTATTCCGGTTATTTGGGCCACCAGATCAAGGGAAACATCTGCAGCAGAATTCGGATATTGGGAATCATAAATGTCCTGCATTAACTCCCAAATATTAGATTCTCTTTCGGCAAAAATACCCTTTAGTTGTCCAAAAACATCTTCCGGAAGGGTGTTTATAAAATCACCGAGTTCGCCTTTTAATTCAGCATCAATTTCAGCATCAAGAATATCAAGTGTTTTTGGTACGAAACCCGCAGATGTAACGCCGTATTCAGTCATTAACTGCTCCTATGATAATCCTAAACTGTCAGAAAATGATATTTGTCCGAAAGTCGTATCTGCTCTAAATTCTAAATTTAATTCCCGGGTATCTGTATCCACTGTTATGGCCCATTGAGTTATCCTGGTGACATAATCTGCTGATAAAACGACGTCCTTGAGAGTGGCATCAATATATTCTGGTTCGGCATTTTTAGCCAATATTCTTTCAAAATAGGGGATTCCCTGCCTTTTATCAAGGAACCATTCTGCGAAAAAAAACTTCAATTTTTGAGAAATTTGCAGTGCAACGGAGTCGTTATCATCCGTAAGGCTCAGATCACCATTGGTGATTTTAACGTCTCCTACGACGCCGTCTGCTGCGTCTGTTATGAGGGTTAATCCTGCCATTAGTCTATATGTCCTGTGCCATCATTGCTTTGAGGTAAACGGCTTGCAGCCGAATTAGCTGTCATAGTGGCCAAAATAGCGGCACCTCCATCCGTAGGGGCCGGAACGGGAGGAGTAGGAGTAGAGATTACTCCTGAAGAATCGACCTCCACTCCTTTAATTACCATATTTGCGACAAGATATGTCACTACAGCACTATAAACCTTGCGTAATTCGGTTTTTAAAGCCGTTTTTTCAGCTGTACTCATGCTTCCAAGTGTCAATGTTGCGAACACTGCATCTCCCAAATCGTTTCCTACCATCGCCATAATTCTAATATACCTTTTAGGGTATCAATGTACTCAGTTTTTGTTGAATTAACGTGAATTCAGCAACAGTGGTAGCCAAAAACGGCATTGGCCCAATGCCGGTTATCACTTTGGCACTAATCAAACTACTGAGAGTGTCATTCATAAGGCTTAAAAAATCCTGGGTAGCGCCCTCTATCTTAATTTTACCATTCGGATACAGCTCAATACTCATATTTCCATTTTTCAAAACCACATTATCATTATTTTCCGAAACAGTATTATTAAAAGGATAAAGCCCGGGAATAAATATTGCATCTGATTTGTCATTCATCCTGACAGATTTTGGGGCCTTATTCCCACCTTCAATAAGCCATTCATCCATGGATCTTTGAGAGAATGCCAGTAATCCAGTATCCCCTCTTTTTATCGGTAATTGCAAATAAGCTTCTCCGCCATCAGATCGGGGAAGCAGGACCGGAACATCGGTAATAACAGGTGTGAGAGAAGTTGTTCCATCTTCATATTTCTTCTTTATATTTATTTGGACACCAGCTTTTCCATTTTCGTATGAGTCAACCGTCCCTGGAAGATGTATATATGTTTCCAATAACCGAGAAGTTAATGCTCCACGGATTACATCCGTTAAAGAAGGATCTGCTGCTGGGTTGTTCTCCGTCATGCGACATTCTCTATTTGGTCAAATTGCAGCGGAATACCCACTGTTGGATTAACTTCTGTTTTAGAAGCTTCGATAGTGGCCATCCACTGAGGCCCTCTGGTTTCACCATTAAAAGTAGTTTGTTCTATTCTGTAAAAAGCTCCTTTTGGCATTAACCGGGATGTGACATTTATCCCGCGCCCAGGCTGAAATCCTGCTTGAATAAGAGCTTTTAATTTTATTCCCTTATCTGTTTTTATAGGAGAACCAATAAGTCCGGTTTTTTCAGACAAGTCAATAGTTGGGGCATCAATTACTGCCCCAGGTACGGTTATTTGAACAGCCCCGTCCTGCACACTCCATTCTTTTTCCATGTTAGAAATGTACTGATCCATTAAACTGAATATTGCTCCATCCAATGTGACGGAATGTTTTATATTTTCACCATCTCCAGTCAATTCTGCTTTTATATTATTAGATAATAACCCTACCTCTTTTAAAATATCCTGAACTATCTGACCTTCCGATGTGCCTGCTTTAAAATTTCTAGCGAAGTTACTTCTGTGAAGAAGCTCGTCACCATCTTCCGCCTCGATGGTAGTTACCCAATCTGGACCGCGTTTCTCTGAATTAGTTCTCTTTATATCACCAACAAAAAGAAGCTGGTATTCTCCCTGATAACCTACTTCCAACTTAATAACGGGCCTTACGGATACTGGCTTTCTTGCGTCTATAAAATTACGGGACGCTTCACTTAAATTATAAATTGCGATTCTACCTTTATTGGTTTCGCTTTTGGTTGATTTTACTACATTGAATTTAATGAATAGTTGGTCTATAATCTTAGCTTTATTGTCAAGAATATTGGGGATCTCAGTAATAGTTACCCTAGCATTTCGCTGAAATAATAATGTGGGGACGGTCATGCCACCTCATTATATACAAGCCTTATTTCGCTTCCAAAATTATTACGAGTAGGCTCTTGATTTACATTTTCAAGATTAACGGCATACATGATGCCTTGTGGAATTGCCAGATGCTTGAATGATGATAATAGTTCGGTCCCGACTACTATTTTGATACCCATAATTATCGGAGCGTTTTCAGGGGTACTCATATCCATATACCAAGATGTGGATCTTCCATTATACCTAAACCTCAGTATGTAATCAGTACCGTCTAATTCCGTTTGGAAATTATAATTTCCAGAATCGCTGCTTATTGGTATTTCAACTATTGCCATAATAATTACTCTTAAAAAAGAGAAGGGAAAAATGATTCCTGTCCATTCAAAAGTGTCGATTTTTTTAATCCCTTCTTTGTTTTTTCTCCTGCGGCATTAGACGGTTTTGATCCTCCATCCTTTTCTGAAGTGGCCGTATGGGCAATTTCATCGTCAGGTATAGCGGCAGCGGTTGTTTCTGCAAAATCTAATTCCTCAAATACAACGCGAACATCTAATGATTCGGCATTTTTAGCCTTACGTTCAGAACTCAATTCAGAAATAACCATGCTTGAATAAGGTATTAAACCAGTAGATATAGATAATGGAATCCCATTTTTTTTCCAGTCAGAAAGCATCTGATATGCCGTCTGTGCCCTGTTTTTATTTTCATCATTACCAGCTCTATTTATCAGCTCTGTGCCGATTTTAGAACCGCCAAAACTTGCTGCAGCGCCACCAATTCCACCAATAGCATTCCCCATAAAAGATGAGCCTGTGGTGATAAGAGCCCCTACGATTGATGGGGGATGGTTAGATTGTATAGATCGCACAGTTAATTGGAGAGGCTCATCAATTTTATGATCCGATATAGAACCCCCACTTTCAATTGGGTGGCGAGTGTATACAGATTTATCTAAATGATTTTCACTAACCGTAGCATCAAACATGAGGGATTGATTATCTCCATCAGTTATAACTAACCTTTTTCTATTAAGAAAATTGGTAGCAGAATCATATAGGCTTTCAAGAGTCATTATTATTTTTCCTGACCAACCAAATCATTAATAGTTTTACGATTAACTTCGGCGTCATGCTCTGCCATCGCTTCCCGAACGGCATCTTTCACCTGTACGTTTTCCGTAACGTTTCCGTTTATATTCACGACTATATTAGCTTCGCCTGCTGATGCTATCCCAGCAGCAGTAGAAGCTATTCCCTGTTTCCGTTTATAATCAGCAATAATTGTGGACGTTCTAAGCTTTTGTTGAGCAGTCATAAATCTTTTGGCAGCTTCTTCTGAAGAAAATACCAAATCATCAAATTGTTCCATAATTCTAGGAACTGAACTTGATGGTATAATTCTTTCTTCTATTTTTCCGGTTTTAGGATCGAGTATGAATTTTTTAAAACTCTGTTGAAGAGCATCTTTTTGGAATACTTGATTCAATTTATCAATCACATCGGTAAAATTTTCTAAAAGAGTAATAAATGTTCTTAACCTACGTTCACGGGACGTCATTAACTTGTCCCATTTCCCACTATCGTCATCAGCACCAAATATTCTGCCGATAGCATCAAATACGCTACCAGCTAATTCTTTTGACGTCCTAACTAATGCTATTATTGCTTTACGAAACCGCTCAATAGTTTCCGGCTGAGCAAATGTCTTAAGCCATTTTTCAATTAATGATCCATCCTTCCTAACAAAAAAAGCTACATCCTCAAGGATGGCTAGTAAAGCAAGGAAAGCCGCACCTATTAGAAGAGGAATGGCAAATGTTTTCAAGTTAGCGAGTAGACCTACTATTCCCATCTTCCTTAAAGCCCCAATCAAAGAGAATACTGAACTGATAATCATACCTATGGAGGCCAACGAAACTGCTCCAAATACTATCCCCATCAACTTTACTGTATTTACCAGAACAGCTTCAAGACCGCCAAACAGTTTGATAAGCTCCATCACTGAGCTGGCAATTCTCCTTGATATTTTGAATACTTTTTCTAATACAATTTCCAACTTCTGAAAAAACTTAATCATCCGAAGCTTTATTAGCTTCTCATTGGCCTTAATCCATTTCAGTACCATGGTCACATATTTTTTTCCCATGGGTAATATCTTTGTGCCAATCTCAATTGCTATGATATTCAGTGTGTCACGAATAATTGATAATAATCCGAGAAATGATTTGCTTTGCTTGACCATCAGATCGGCAAATTTGCCCTCTCCGGAAGTCATTTTAATTAAAGCCTTCTCTACATCTTCAAACATCACTTCGCCAGCAGAAACCTTAGTGAACACATCGGCTTCTTTTATATTCATCTGCTCGGCTAATGCCGCAAGAAGAGGCACACCGGCCTCGGTGAACTGTCTTAACTCCTGACCTCTTAATTTGGTCGCAGTTTTCACCTGGCCTAAAGCCAAAATCAAGAAAGGAAGACGTTCTCGACCAACACCGGCAGCAACGTTTCCCAGTGCTGTCAATGTAGGTATCAACTTTTCAGCTTCAATATTATATGCAAGAAGCCGTTTAGCTCCGATCAATGTATCTTCTAATTCGAATGGGGTAGTTTTTGTGAAATCTTTCAATTCACCAATCAGCTTAGTAGCTTTTTCGGCACTCCCCAACATAGTCTCAAATGCTATGTTGGTTTGTTCCATGTCTCCGCCCTTCTTCAAGAAGAACCCCATGGCTGCAGTAGCACCGCCCAGCGCAACGGTCATGGCTTCAATAGATAATGTGAGGGTCTTAACTCCAGCGCCAGCCTTTTTTAAGGGACCATCATCAATTTCGAATCCCCATTTTGTTATTAGCTCACGAATTATCATTTATCAGTAGCCTTCTCCATGTCAGCAGCGTTTTTATCTTGCATCTCCATCTGAATATCAAGAAATTCATGAACATCCATCAAGTCATCAAGATTCCAATACTCCTTAATTTCCCATAATTGAGCTTTGCCTTCAATTATTGGTCGCCAGAGGAACCAGTCTCCGTTGACGGTTCCGGGGTCGTATCCTGCTCGGCTCGAATTTTTTTGAAAACTTTGCCTAATCCGAGCCTTTCGACGAAAAAACTTCCGTACTCCACGGTAAGAGCTTCTTTAATTACTTCGAAAATATGTCCGACGTCTACTTTCGCAAATACAAAATTAAATTTGCCCTCGTCTTCGATCAGACCTCCATTATCCTCATCTAAGCACTGGGTCTGCTGAAGGATCTCTAGGGAAATTTCTTGAAATTTATCCTCGGTAAGTTTTTCAGCTAAATTCGCAACGATAGTTCCGATATCTATATCGGATCCAAGTACGTCTTTTACATCTGAAATCCCCTTTACACTATCATTTAAACTGCCACCAATCATCCTGGCTAACTTAACCAGGAGCTTAATGGACTTCATGGGCGATACTCTACCAAAACGGTAAGAACGCCCATCAATAGTTTTCTTTACTATTTCTCTGGACATGTGGTTTCCTTTCTTTTGTGTGATCTATATGTTAGTTTCCGCCAACAACATTAACTGCTAATCTTCCACCTATAACCCATTCGCGAGAATTTGCTTCATTCTTGCCAAATACTGAATCCGGTATCTTATTAATACTTCCCGTAGGCATTGCATAAATAGAGTTTCCGCTTCCATCAATTACACCGACAGCCACGGTAGCATCAGCTTCAGCAATAGAACTTAACTGTAGATTGACGTCCGTACTCTGAGGTAATTCAAGGGTTATCGTTCCGTGCTTATTGCTATTCTTAATTCTCGTTTCTTCGCCTCCGGAACCCGCTTCATAAGCCCATTTATCTTCTTCCAGACTAATCGTGACGCTTAGAAAATTCGTAACAATAACGGCACCAACCAGTACAGATACTTCATCCGGTTTGTATGTTTTATCAGACATATTTTTCTCCTTTTAAATTCTTTTTTTTATATACTAGACCTGAACTGTGCCTGTTATGTTTATTTTATTCCATGCGCCAGTAGTTGTCACACTAAAATTAATGTCTTCTAACAGCCTGTTAGATTTATCTGTAGCAGATACATCTGCGATATCCGGACCGGTTACAACGATTGTGTCTTCATCATACCCACCGTTTCCAGCTAATACTAACAACGTACCCTTAACGGTGTTTACAACCGACTGGATGCCAGCGTTTGTCTGCGGTATTTTCTGACTTGCGACTTCAAGAGCAAATACATCCTCACCAATGCGAACCTCTGTCTGATCAATGAGGCGAACATTATCTATCCACTCTCCGGAAGCAGTCTGCATTGGAGATGATGTTATAATATTCCCACCAATAGATTCGGTATAATTTGCATACAAAGCATCCAACGCTGTCCTTTGAGAATCAGTAAGAGTCTGCGCCGCATCACTACTTACTACCTGAAACTTCCAGTTAGCAGAGCCGGGATCTTTAGGTCCCTGTAGACCTATAATCGCGCATTCAGGATAGTTATACCATTCAACGGCATATTTACCTAAAGACCTTTCTCTCGACGCAACAGACAATGTTGAAAAGATATTACTGGTTCCCCCTGTAAGAGCATCAGAATTAGCATCGGAATATGCAAATACTTTAGTCATAGCTTCAATAGCGGAAGATGCCGCTGCATTGTCTGTGTCACGGTTAGTTTGTGAACCCACTTTAGTCGTGACCAGAAAATACCAGTCATCATCATAAGCACGAACAGCAGTGAGTTCATCAGCAATAGCATTGGTGTTGGCAGCGTCGCCAATTGATTGTCCGGCATCGGTTTCAATTGAGAACCCTTCCGCTGCTACTGTGGCTAACATAACATAAGTTCCATCAGCAGGGTCAGTGAAAGATACGTTCCCTGTAAAGCCAGCATCAAAAGCAACCTTCAGGGCTGCGGCAATAGCTATCGCTGAAGCTCCGGTTCCAGAATCAATTGTAAATGACTGCCCATTGACAATTAAAGTATAATCGGTATCATCAGCAACAACAGAAATGGTCACGATCTGAGATTGAGCAGCAGAGACTTCTCTACGGCCTATTTTAACTGTCGGAGGGGATAGTTGCTGGCTGAAAAGTACATTAGCCATTCTGTATGCTTCGTCAGTGGAAGCGAAGTCTTCTGCCACAGCAGCTATGTTAGAATAGGATCTCGCTCTTTCTGAAAATTCATTATGAACAGCCAAAACCATTGGCGTTCCAAAACCTGTCCTGGTCAACCTGGCACTTGCCTTTGTGATTGTTACGGTTACATGATTCGTGATAGCTGCCATGATGGCCTCCTTATGGTACGGTTATTTGATTTCTTGCTTCGCCATTAACTTCAGTATCTATTACTACGGTATCGAATTGGCCAATAGCCACTTCGTCATCTGTCCATAAATAAGTCATTCTTACATCCATCTGGCTTCTTAATTTAAACTTCGTATCTTCTAATTCTGATATATCATTGACAGGCATTATCTCCATCACACCGATGTCGGCGTCATCCCTCAGTTGAGCTAAATGAATAGGATTCTCAAGTGAGGATGCCAGCTTAGACATACCGTCTAAATAATCTTCATCACTAATATATTTAATTGAGAGGGTGATTTCCTTAACAATCGACAGTTTATAGTTGCCTACAGCACCAGTTTTGGTCATATCGGCGCCATCTACATTTGCTGGTCCAACCAAAATGCTTAATGTCACATATGGCTGTGATGGCTCGTCAGCTATACGAGCACCCTGTCCGGAAGCTTTTTCCCATAAAATCTTATTCAGCGTTGCTGGTAATACCGTCTTAATCCACGTTACCAGTGCGGTATCAACTTCTGTACTGATTGTAATAGCCATTTAACTCTCTATTTTAGCTAAAACTGAGCGGTAATGTTTAGTCGTTCTCAGGTCGGGATAATGAGTCCAATTACCAAGCTTCAAAACTTCATGACTTTCCTGATCGTTTGTCTGCGGAAAACGATTGATTTGATCCTTCAACATAACTTCGCATTCTGAATACATCACTGATAATACTCTTTCTCTATCCGATTCAGGAAGTTGTACTACCTCATCCTTGGGAAGGGGTTGGATATTACATTTAACTTTCACAGGACTTTTGTCCGCAGAAGGAACCGGTTGCCCTGCACCATCATATGTAGTAGTCCCAGATGCCCTTATCAGGAAAACAGTCTCTTGCCTTAATAAGCGAGATCTCATGTGTATCCAATCAGCTTTTTAAGGTGAACTTTAGATTTATTTGCTCTCTTTAGTCTCCGAGTGTGAATCAACGGATTATCTCCAACAGTAGGTTTACGGGCAATAGTTGATGGACGGTTACTGGGTTCTCTGATAGTTTCAATTCGAGCCTGCACTGCTTCTTTCATTTCAAATCCCAATTTACGAAGAGCTTTCTCTACGGTAGTTCGGAGAAAAATAATATCACCAACTAATAATTTTGTTCTCCGTCGCCATTCTTTTCTGTTTTTATCGAAGGTGTGCCGAAGAAATGATCTTTCCGGAACACCGACACCAAATTCATTATAATACCCCGTATCCTGAACCCGCTTACCGCTGGCATACGGTTTTTCATCACGATGTATACCTATGGTTATAAATGCGCCTTTGATCTTATTCATATTACGTAATATCTTCAATCGCCCTTTATCGGTATCAGTAGTTATATTTTTAGCCACCGAGAATATCCCCATAGGTTTCCGCGGTCCCGTCTCGATGCTCATCCATGTCTTTAGTGAACTCTGGCTTAACACGATCAGTATCTTCTTGGCACGCGGTTTTATCTGCAATGGAAATTCCGCCAGCATAAGGAACTGCTGCGACTACAGAATCTTTTTTTAATCGAATAACGAGATCCTTGAAGTGCTCATACATCTTACCGTATTCAATAGAAACTCGATCTGTTTTTTCATTTACATACGGGGCGTATTTATTTCTAAGCGCTATTGCGAGAGATAATACGGTAGAGGAAATAGAAGCGCTATTTTGGTCAAGCGAATATTCTATTTCCTCATCATTTACTTGTTCATGGTTATTATCGGTATCACCAAGGTGGAAGCGTACGGCGTCCTTGTTACTTTTACTCGGGTCTCCTGAATAGTTCCATGACATAGGTTAAACCATATTATTCATTAAAACCGAATCCATCGACTCCAGAATCGTCTTTTTGGGTCGGCGTTACTGGAGGCTTATCGGGATCAATTTTATCTGCGGCCTTCTTAGCTTTCACTTGCGCCTCAGCTTTAGACAATGTAACCAGCAGTTTTTCTGTTGTATAATCTTCGTTAATATCTACATCAGCACCATTTTTAATTGCCGCCTTTAAGTCGGCAATCACCTGATCTCTGTCGGGTCCAGTTTTTTCCGGCTCTTTATTTTCCTGATAGCCATCTTTGAAATCATGCTTGGTGCGTTGTTTATACCTCTGGTAAGCTTTTTTAACTTCAGGACCATCATCAGAAACGTATATGCACCATAATTCGGGATTGGGCCAGCCCGAAGCTTCTGGACACGGTTCGCCAGAATGACGTTCTTCATATAAAGGTTTGCCTTTCGAATCAAGAAGTTCCGGATCTAATTTAACTTTTATTCTCTTTTTAATTAACCACATAACTTATTCCTTTCTTTAATGTTTTTAAACATTCTCCTATATTGGAAAAAAGCCACCCATAAAGGTGGCTCTTTTTAATATACATTTTTAGTTACCTGATTGCTTCAATTAGGATATAACTCCGTCAAAAAATATCCCACAATCAGAGGCTACTAATTTCATATCAAACGACATTTCGCCTTCAATCCTGTCGGATTTTAACAAAGGTGCCCTGAGTTTAGTTATTACAGAACCGGCTGAACCAGCACCAACATGGCCAGTCCATTTGAAAATATAACCAGCAGAAGGTTTCATCTTAGAACCCTTTTCCGGTGCATAAGTAAGCAGACAACTCTTTTCGGTGGCTATAAATCCGATATCATCAGCAGCGCCCTTAACCGCAGAATTCTTAACTGCCTGTCCAACAACAACCTGTTTGATTTCAAGTTGGGCTGCGAATATTTCTAGGGTAGGATTCTTGGAAGTAGTGTTTGTTATCCTAGCAATAACTTCAGGGTGGTTTTTTATGACTGACCAAACATCATAACCCATGGAAAGAGTGAAATCCTCTTTCATCATGCCCGTTCCAGATATCAAATTAGATATCTGTTCTTCAATATCAGTGATAGGATTACTGTTTGCGGCATCCCATAAAACAGATGGTGTAACATCTGCGGACCAAAGACTTGTGGTGAAGTAATTACTAAAGAATTCAACTTCACGTCTTATCAGAAGAATCTGAGTAACAAACTGTGTTGCGTCAGAATCACTATCCAGAGGCTCGTCTTCATTGTCTCTAGTCTGATCGGCTACATCCTTATGGAAGGCCCATACGTCACAGTTGAAAGTATCTGTACCGAGATTGTATTCTCCACCAGCAGATTCAGAACCAGGAGCGCGTTTTTCAGCAAGGACTCTATAAAGATCACCCTTATTATAAGTGAAAAATGTATTACTTTGTTTCGCCGACGGAACAGAAGGGAAAATGCTGTTAGCCACATATGCTTTTTCATCTTGAATATAAGCAGTACTTATATCGGTCAGTGGAGCATTAATGTGAACTTCGCTTCCAGTAGGATTCGATTTCTTAATGTATGCTAATGCTGCTTGTTGTAATAAATAATTCATTTTAATTCCTTAGTTTTAAATTAAACTTTTTTCCCTGGTAAATTTTTATCCTGGCTTACGGTTGACTGGAAGATGAACTGGATGATGAGCTGGAGCTAGATGAGCTGGAGCTACTTGAAGAACTGGAAGAACTTGAAGAACTAGAAGACGATGAGGATGAACTCAGGCTTGAAGAACTGGAAGAACTGGAGCTTGAAGAGCTTGAGCTTGAAGAACTTGAGCTTGAAGAGCTGGAGCTTGAAGAACTTGAGCTTGAAGAACTTGAAGAACTAGAAGACGATGAGGATGAACTCAGGCTTGAAGAACTGGAAGAACTGGAGCTTGAAGAGCTTGAGCTTGAAGAACTTGAGCTTGAAGAGCTGGAGCTTGAAGAACTTGAGCTTGAAGAACTTGAGCTTGAAGAACTTGAGCTTGAAGAGCTGGAACTTGAAGAACTTGAGCTTGAAGAACTTGAAGAACTAGAAGACGATGAGGATGAACTCAGGCTTGAAGAGCTGGAAGAACTTGAAGAACTTGAAGAGCTTGAAGAGCTGGAACTTGAAGAACTGGAGCTGGAGCTGGATGAGCTGGAGCTGGAATTCTTTTTTGACTGGGCATCTAAATTAAGAGAAAATTTCTGACCATCAGCAGAAGTAGATGTCATGGCGATACCGGCTCTAACTCCAAATCCCGACTGATAAAATTTTCCGCCTGTACCACATACAACTTCCGCACCCGCAGCTATAGCACCACCGGCAACAGCAAGAGAAATGCCTTGAGAAGTGATACCTACAGGTTCACCAACAGTATCGGTTATTGTCTGGAGGACACCAACAAAAGCATCGGATCGTGCAGCAACTAAAATAGCCTGTGCGCTGGAATTGATTTTTGCACCATAGTGCAACTTGCCAGTTAAGTCCGCCCCAGCGGGACGGTTAAAAGGACGTATGCCTGCTTCAAATGCTTGTACTGTCATATTGTTTTACCTATACGGATAAGTTCTGAGCATCCAGGTTAATGGTGAACTCTACACCGGCTCCTGAAGCGCCGTTCATTGCTGTACCAACTTTTCTTCCTGTAGTCAGTGTTATGAACCGACCGACGGCATTACATTCTAACTCGGCTCCGGCAGCAACAACCGCTCCTGCTATAGCTTTCGACTGGCCCTTGGAAGCTATCGAAACAGATCTTCCTTGAGTGTCAGTTGTAGTCTGCAATACTCCAACAAAAGCATCATTAATGGACGAAACAACTTCGACCTGTGAGCTGGAGTCTATTTTTATACCATGATACTGTTTAGTGCTGAGATCGCCTGACGCTTCCATCGAGAAGGGGCGTAATCCATTTGAAAATACTGTCATAATTTTTTCCCGTTAAATTCGTTAGTTATTATCTCAATTCAGGATTGTTTTTTCGAACTTCGATTCTGGCTTTTTCAATACTCATTTTAGGATCGGCTTTTGCCATTTCTTCAGCCATTTTTTGAATCTTAGCTGTATTGTCCGCGCCATCATCACCTAAGTTAGAACCCGTTTCTTTGAAAATATCACTGGATTCAAGAGCTTCATTAGTTTTTTTGAAACTTTTCTGCATAGCCTCAAACCCTTCCTTACTCATTGTTTTGGAGGCTTCTTTCAAAAGTTTTGCCGTATTTTCGGGCTTATCTACAAGGGGATATTCATCCGTAGCCATTTTTAAAAATTTATTATCGTCATTGACATCTTCGAGACCGTCAACACGTTTGACTAATTTTTCATTTGTTTCTTTAAGTTCTTTATTGATTTTTTCGACTTCGTCAGCCTTAGTGATTTTCAGTTGGTCTTCTGCGGACAATGACATTGTTTCCCCTTTTTTTATTGTAGCGGTTAATTCTTTATTGGTTTTTTCAAGTCCGGCGAGATCTTCTTTAGCCTTAACAACATCAGCTTGAGCTTTTTCCAGTTCAGTTTTCACTTCGCCTTCATCTTTTTGGATGTGTGCGCTTGCAGAAAAATCATCATTTCGAATAGCAATGGAAGCACCGTCAGGCAATTCACTCTTAACAGTTTCCATTAATCCCAGGATAGCTTTCATTGTTTTCATGGTGCCATCAGTAAGTTTCTTACCTTTTTTGGCAGCAGCCGCTTTAAAAACTTCAAGATTTTTATCGGTATCTGTTTCATTTGCGAATTTAAATTCTTTTAATACTGCAGCTAAATCCATGTTCCCATCCTGTTTTGTTAAATAAAATTTTTTATGATTAGCACCTTTATCAACGGTTGATACTTCTTCGACATTAAAATCAATGAGTTCATTTGAGTCTTTTTTAATAAGTGCCATCTTGATATCTTCCTTAATTATAAACGCAAAATGAAATAATAAAAAGAAAAAAATGCTGTTTTTGTTAAAAAAACGGTCTTTATACCCAAAAAGGTCGGGTTATTCCGAATTTAGATTGACAAGTGTAATACGTTAGTGTATTTTTAGTGTAGTCGAAAGGATGAATGTTATGAAAGAATGGATGGTTACATATTACAACAACGGTATTAAAATAATTTAAGGGAACCAAGAAAGTTCAGGTAGTACTCACCGTAGCACATCTTGATCACGATGAGGATAACTGGGATGTGAAGGATGATAGGTTGAAGGCTTTATGCCAGTATCATCATTTGAAGCTGGATAGGGAAGAGCCTATTCGTAGGAAGAAAAAAGTATGATATTCAGTAAAAGAAAAAAACTTGCAGAAGAATTCTATGAATGGAAAAAAAAGAAATCAACCGATATAGGCTCCTCACTAGACGACTCGCCATTCAATGTAATAACGTTTTTAGATCTTAAAGGATTACTGAATGATAAATTAGGTGTTATTCTTGGTACAGAATTTACGCTGATGGATAAGCCCGCCAATGAGAGAGCCGTTATCTGTCGGCCCTCCCATAAAACCTAACCAGAATGATAATCTGCCGGACCACCGGACACTGCCCAACGCGGCAACTTCCGGTCTGATTACGCTTGCAGGAATTTTCGTGAACACACCTGCCCATCTCAGTCTGATACCTACACACCAATCTTATCTTCTGAAAAACTCCTTTAAGGAGTTCTACGGATTTTGGATCCATAATGGATTATGCGGGACGCCTCTTACCGTACCCACCTGGGCTGAAGGCTGTTATCTCACCCTTCTTGACTTTCTCCCAGACATCCTTATCTTCAATCTTAACTGCCATTATCCAGCTACCCTCTTTAATTATCTGGCCATCCGGGGCCGCGAAATCAACTGGAGCAATAAACGATTCTACAGGTTGAGCTTTTATAACGTGATCATGCTGTTCTTTTATTTCCTGGAAGTCATACATGTAGTCATGGGCTGATTTTTCGATTTCCTCTTTCGTCATGCGGTCGCCATGAGAATCGCCATCGGGAGTTACATTGGTCCATGGCTCAATAACTACTCCATAAACAATCTGTTTTTCAGGTGCGGTTTTCCAAATGTTAGCTGATGCAGTCTTGGGTAATTCCTTAACGAGCTTACATTCCTCGATGACTTCCATTAAGGTCTGTTTCAGCTCTGATTTTTCCAGCTGCTTCTTCAGTTCAGAATCCGTTCCGATGAAAGCTGCCTGCATTATATCTTTTACTGTCATGTCTGTCATTTCTTTTTTCTCCTGCGAATAATTAAACTACTCCTACAATTCGGATGGGCCGATGGTCGGTCAAATGGTCCCAGTACCCCTGACGGATCTATAAATTGTTTATTTAATGGGACGGCCTGACCATCCAGATCAAGACATATCCTCGAAGTCTTGCTATCCCTGGTAGCCACCCAAACTTTTTCCCATGTCTTCATAGAAATCACGCCGTCCACAACAGCCTGGTCCCACATGTCAAGCTGACCCTGAGATATAACATCAGTTAACTCTGTCTGAGCAATTGTCAAGGAACGGCTGCGAAGGGCTCTTTTCGTATACGCCACTATTTTACTATCTATTTTGGCTTGCGATAAACCTTCCGCAGCTAACGTGTTCCTTAAATTTACTACAGCTCGCGCTTGCTTGGCATTTAAGCCGATAGAGCCGCGAATCATCTGTGATGCCCGGGGAAGAGGAATTCCCTTGTCAAAGGCTTCGAAAGTCATGATCCGAGTAGCTTCCCGTCCTGAATTAGTTACCAGCTCCAGACGATTTGCTGTGGTGTTGGATAAAAATTTTAAAGTCTTAGGGGCTCTTGGATCAAAAGTATAATCCGAATTATTTATTACAGGAACAAATGCTATCGAAGCGACAGCAGCTTGCTTCAATGACAAAGCCAATAGATCATCAGCTTTTTCCGGTTCGAATTTATCCCACTTAACACTCTCCACTACTTTAGACATTTCCCCAGTTTTCAGTGCTTTGGTGATTGCGGTAATAGTGGTAGCATCACGTACATCATCAAATCCATCACGATAAGATTTCGCTACCCTGGACATTTTAGCATCAGCAATATCATTCATCTCCTGATGTTGCTTCTTCTTACCTTTAGCTTTGGTAATGAAGGTAGGATATGCTACGTTTGTCGGCATATTTACATTTCAGTATTTTCGAGCTGAGGCAGCCCAAACTCTTTTCGAAAATGAGCTTCCATTTCTCGATCTGGAAAGAAGGTCATTCCTGCGGAGGCAAGTTTAGCAATGCTCTCTACAATTGCAGCAGCATCTTCCTTCTTAAACGGTCCATGATTAATTTTTGGCGTACGGGAAGGATCCCATCCATTTAGTTTAAACAATCTTGGAATAGCAAAATCATTAAACGGCTCTTGAATTTGATCAACAATAGTATCCAGTGACATGATGAATAATTTACTCTTATCACCAACTAGAGCGTGACTCCCCACTTTATCCTGACCTAATTTTAAGAAATCAGCAAGTACAGTCTGAAGTATTTCGTTCTGATACCTTTTTATAATATCATTGGTATTGAACTGCTTCTTACCTGGGGAACTTACCAGTGAAAAATCATACATGGGATTATTATTTTCGTCCACATCACTCGGTATGACTATTCCTGACTGCTCATCATTCCTTACATTCTTAACAATGTTCTGACAATGTTCGTAAATAGCCTTTTTCTCAGGAGTAGCATCAGTATTCATTATTTCTGCGGGAACCTTCATCATTGGTATACCTGCATTGTCTCTTTCAATACCAATACCCTCAATATTCTCAGTATTCTGTTTGAACCACCATGGTCGGTACGCATTACGAAGTAGGGAGCGTCCTTCCGGATTATTTCGATTGGTTTCAGTACGGAATAGCATAGCTTTTTCTATAGGTATCCATACTTTTTTCCAAACGGGAGGCCCCCATTGAAAGGCTCCTTGTATTCCGCCATTAAGATCAAGAACCCATCCACCATTAACTATTGTCAGTTGATCGCGTATGGGTAATTTCCTCCATCCAATTTTTCCATCGTTATATTTACTGCTTCCGCCAGTAATATGATTTTTCAATCCAAGTCGCCTTTTGTAAACTATCTCATGATAGCTGAATCCGTGATTAACAAAACTCATCATCGAACTTAAAGTGTCTGACCAACTGGAGGACATGTCGTGTAAATTTTCCTGGACAAATACCGCCCGCTCCACATCCTCAGCGTTTGAGCTGAAAGGTTTGACTATATAGTTAGCCTGTCTAACGATGGTTTTAATTGTATAGAGAAAAGATCCTATGGTAGCGTCATTATCTGACATCTCGCGCCAAATACGCTGTCCCTTCACGCCCTGAAGCTTTTTTAAGATATCATCAAATACATATCCGGAACTGTAATTCAGTCCCGTATAGCCAGCCTCACCCATCTTAAGAGTATTACCGATGGCATTTGGAGAAAATTTACCAAGTCCAACAGAGGGATCCATAAACTGTTTTTTGACTTCTTTTTGTTCGTCTTCCCCGGGATTAATTAAACTTTTATTCATAATGCCTCTTAATTCATCATATTATGCAAACCACTGGTTTTGCCCAAATCTGAAGGAGGAGCCCAGCCTTTCACCGCTGTTTTTGCGGTTGTAAATAAATAAGCTGCAATTGCGGCACACATAATGGTGTCATCATGTTCGCCCGGCTCGGCCTGTGGTTTATTATTGATATCAACAAAAGTATCGGCCTCACTATAAAATGTCGGATCATTTACTCTCATAGTGCCGTTATAAACACCCTCTTTCAAAATATCCAGCATGGTTGGGCGTGTAATACGATCGGTCAACCAGCCTTTCTTCTTCTTTGCATAATAATATAGATTCGGATATTTCTTTTGACCAGAACTCAATGCAAGCAAAACCGCGTGTCCATGATTGTTCCTTTCTACCGCGATCAACGGCCATAATCCCCTAAAACAAAGTTTTTTACCTATCCAGTATAATAAATCAGCCAGATCTTCCGGTTCCTCCTGTCCACGAAAACAGCATATTTCTTCCCGGGTGTTCTTATCAAACGCCTTAATTGTACCATAATCGCCATCCGATAACCCCTCGGAAGTATCTGAGGATATTAAATGCTCATGTTCCATATTTGGCTTATGAAACCAGATAAAGCCATTTTTTGACCGGAGAATTATTGGTGAAGCTTTCGCCTTGATCTGTTTCATTAAGAGCAATTTCTTGAAGAAGTTTTTTCCCGAAGTAAGGAAGCAAGTTATTGGATCAGACGGGTATTCACGATTAAACTTATCAATATCGCCTTTAAAATCAAAAATTTTCTTTCTCCGGAATTCCATCTGACTACGAATTGGAGGCTCCCCCCAATAGTCAGTAACCTGGGCTATCCACTCCTCTTCCGCCAGGATATCGTCCGGATCATGGAGTTCAGTCAAAGTATTCAGTCGGTACGCTGAATGGTCCAACCAACAGAAGAACACATTCAGGCGCGTATCAATATCTTTTTTCCAATCCTTCTGAAAAAAATTCATCCCATTGGGAGTAGTCTCTGAGCTATGCTTCTGTTTAGCGGGTAATGCAGCCAGTGTAGCAGCTATCCGGTCAGGGTCTTGGAAAGCGGTCTCAGATAAATGCAGGCGATGTACGTGGCCGGAACGATGCTTTAATCCAACATAAATACGACTTCCAGTCTGGGGAAAGTAATAACCATACAATGAACCTCCACCTCTGTCCAGTACCGGCTTGAGTTTTGGATGCATATGTTTATATGCCGTAGCGACTATCCTGAAAATAATCTTAATTGAATCATCGTCATGGCTTTGGATGAATACCGTCAGGTTCCGGCCCCATATGCAATCATCCAAATAAACGATGGCCCAGAAAGTTGTTATCCCAATCTGACGCCCCTTCAGAATATTCGGGTTGTTTTTTAAATTGCCCTTTTTATCGAAACATTTATCCCAGAGTTCCTGCTGCTCCTCATTAAATTTGAAGGTGGCGAGATCACCTTCCTTGTTAATGATTTTATAGAGGTTATTGCACCTCCAATGTTTTGACGATACTTTCTTGGTAAATTCAGGGGGTATCATGAAAACAATATAATCATGACGCTCTCTGAAAGCAAGCGTATTGCCTCGGACCGGAAACATCCAGGCCATGCCCCTCTGCATGATCACTAAACTGTTTTTTCTCTGCCTTGCGATGGTTACAGTATGGGATCCACCCAACTATTCTGAGGGTCCGGAATACAGTATGAGCCTTCCATGCCTTAATTTTGCCTACAATTAACAGCTTCTTATACAGTATATCAGCCACTTCTTGATTGAATTGTCCGGTAGCGAATAAGAAATCATGGATAAGAAAAGCCGCCCATGTGTCAGGATCGAATTTACCGAAAATTAATCCAATAGGAAGAGAGCTACCGTCACAGATGAATCCTGCTGGAACGGTAATTATTTTCCAAACGCCATTCAGTTTGAATTCTAATGTATACCGCTCAAGGTTGATTACTTTCTTGGTCCCAAATTTATAAGGCTGCAGCTTTGGTTTCGGGACCGCGCCCAGTATCTCTATCTTCACGTTATTCCTCCGTTCAATTATCATCATCCGGAAATGAATCCGAAATCTGCTCAGGTGATTCTATCTCAGCACCAGGTTCCAATGCTTCCAACAACTCTTCGGTCTCCGATGGTTCCTCGGCCTTCGTTTCTTCTGGAGGGGGAATAGCCTCCTGCTTCTGTCCTTTCTCAATCGCATCTAAAATAGCTAGGTGCCCATCTTCAGCGGATTCCCCACTCTCTTTCATTTCCTTAGCCATGACATCTATGCCAAAAAGCTCCACTATCTGCTTATTAACTACTGCAGCTGACTTATAATCCTTGGCAGAAAATAATTTGTAATATATTCGCTCATACCGCATGTATGCGGTGCCTACCATAAGGCTCTTACTCTTATCCACTGATTTACTGATCGATTTTTCTATCCGGAGGATGATTTGCTTGCTTTGCTTGAAGCTGAGCATCCACTGGTCCATCATATGTATCAGTATGCTCTCATTTGGCTTACCATCCAAAAGCATCTTAGTGATTTCCAGTCCTCTGAGGTTCCATAGAAGCCGTTTAACCATCCTATCCTGAAGGTTAGGCATCTTCACCTTATCGCCAGCAATAAGTACCCATTTGCGCTCTAACTCCTTCATTTCGTCAGGGCGCGTGATGGGTGTTTTGATTTTATCTACGTCTTCTGGATCTACATGAACACTTATGGCAACAGAGTTGTGCTTACTCTTCATGTTATTAATATTTTTATCAATCTCTTTTTTCCTGGCCATTTTATTACTCATATCTATAAAATAGGCCCTCATTTTATCATAGGTGCGCTTAACATCAATTAATGAATCCATATCTTCAGGAGTATTAAAAACGACTAGGTCTCTTGTAATGGCGTCTTCCAGTACTCTCTTTTCTCTACATATCATATCGCAAAATTCTTCGCGAGTGCAATATTTCGACGTACCCAGAAAAAGTCTCCCCTCGTTCAGACGAAGGAATATTTCAGAAGTATTCCTGCCTTCGAGATATTTTCTTGTGTATTTTGCAACCATTATCGATTATGTAATTTAAGTATCGGTTTGCCACTTTTCATTTTTTTTATCACTTTATTCAATTGTTCTCTCAGCTTAATAGCGGTAGGAAGATCAATGTTAGCAGTAAGCCGGTTCTCCATATTTTTCTGAAGAGTATCTATTTGGACACCGTTGTTTTTAGGATCATGGGTGATATCTATTTCAAAATTCATGCCATACCCCTCTCAATATCCCCATTAAAATAACCGGGTTTAGATTTAACCTCTGTGAAATGTATTTTCTTTCCCAAAAGCCCGAACACTTTAATCAGGCGAGTAGCAGAAAATTTAATTGAGCTTCCACTGAAGCGTATTGTGTAACACCCCTTGACAGGCTCCGCGACGAAATTAACCGACAGAACCGTCGTTCCCGGTATCCTTTCGGCAACTATATAATCCCGTTTCTCACTCGCAGCAACAAATTTTGCCGACAAGTAACATACGCCCATTTTTCCGAATGTAATAAACATTATCCTTTCCTCCCATCTGTTAACTTTCCTTGTTTAATTAAATAATCCTCTGCTACTCGCTCAAGAAAATCAGTTCGACTATTAAACTTGTTCTTATCAAGCAGATCAATAGCTTCCAAGGTAGATTCGCGAAACTTAATTCCAATTTGCTTTCTTCTTTCGGTCCACGTTATCATGCGATCATTTTCCTTACCCATCCCATTCCTTATCTTGATAATTATCAGTCAACTTATCCATCTCATACGCGAAATATATATAAGCGCCAAGCAGTAACAGCGGTAAACCTATAATAATAATCAGTGTAATCATAATCTACTGAACATAGCTATTAATAAAGCCATAAGAAAGATTACTATTGCTATGGATTGAGCGTTCTGCATATTACCTCATTAAATGTTTCATTCCCTTAACCCGTTTAATATGTACACCCCTCTTATCATTTTTAAGACGCTTGATCTGGCTTTCTAAAACCTTCAATTTAGGTGCATAGTCCGCCTCGATAGCAACCTTCGCAGCATAAGCTTCTTCATCTATGCGCTTCAACAGTTTGTTACGCTCCTCAATTAATTCATGCAGTTGCATAGCCATTCTCCTTTCCATTAGACCATGAGCATTTGGCCCTGTTTGCTTTGTATTGGCAATTGGTGCAGTTTTTCAAATTCCCAGCCCTAGTTGAATGGGGTTTTTTATTTCCAGAGTTATAATAGTATCGTTATGCGCTCCACCATGAGCAACCATTAGCACGTCCGTCATAAGAAAGCCATATTTTTCACCAATTCCACCTGAATTCCATCCACAAGCCACAGCCATTCCTTTGTGTTTTGTAATGCGGGATATCTCAACTTTTAATTTTGCCCAAAAACTTCCCTGAGTAGTCTCCATATTGACTGTTTTTTTCATTTTTTTATAACATTCACTAACTTGTCTCGGTGAATATGGGGGATCAAATAATACCAAATCAGCTTTGTCATCCGGAATAGTTTTTAAAAAATCTAAAGCATCCATATGTTCATCAGCTATTATTTCAGGATCTAAATCATTCGAATAGCACAAATGCTTAAAAGGGCTATTTCTAACGAAAGGATCAACAACAAAACCGTCAAATGGCATTATTTTGCCTATAAATTCCATTATTGGATTTATGTTAAATGTGTTTGCATCTGGCATGGCCCACCGTCTTTGGATGTTTATCATATCCCCAACTCCCCTTGACTAACCCTTTTCATTCACTTGCCTCCGTCGTTCTCTTGTTCACTGGATTGGAGGAGCTGGATACCTTCGCAAGCATTACTGAAACAACTCCTGTCTGCCTTGTCCTCTTTCTTTAATTTGTCCAGTTCCCGACTTTTAGCTTCCAATTCCTTCAGATACCATAATTGAACCATGAGTGGATCATATTCACCGTCTTTGTTTTTTGCCCTTCCAACCTTATTGCACCTTTCACAGTGATCATCTTCTGGAAGGTGTTTCTTGATTCTTGCCATGAGACAATCAAGATCAGCTTTCATTATCACATGAGTATAATCTCTAAGGACTGTTTCTTTTAGTAACCGCTTCACCTCTTCCCTTATTTTGTCTGATAACGTCATTTCCTCTCCCAATGCTTTGCTGTGATCTTCTGTGCTTCCGTTCATCATTCCTCCCCAAACTTTTCTTCCATGTCATACCAGTACATTAATTGGGCCAGAATATATTCTAAAAGGTCTATTCGCCGTGGGTGGTTCCATTCGTTAAATGTGTTATTATAAAGGATATTCCATCCTAAATTATTCTCAACTGCTATTACTCTTTCGTGTATCAAATCTCCAAGTGTCATTCACTTACCTCCGTTGTTCTCTGCTTTTAGTTTACAAAATAGTGTTTTGACAAAAAACCAATACATTTTTAATTCACTCCAGTGGTATACAAAAAAAGCACCATATGTAGCTGTCTCACATTTACAGTAAAGGCAAAAATCCCCGAAGAAAACGCTGTAACGAATGAATTCCAGACGATCATCATAGCAAACCATACGACCAAAAAATTATTTAACACCCCATCCCCTTTTTATTATTTTCCGGCTTAGTCTGCAAGCACACATCACGCATACGGACGGCTTGAATTAAAGCTCCTTCGGGGTCGTTCCTTTGGAGGGCTGCCCGGAAAGCGTAGTATGGTGTGCCCCTACATTGTTCCCTATGAGTTAGATCACTTATTAGACAGCCCTTACATTCAAGTGTTGAGTCGAATGCGATACAGTAAGCGCACGAAGAGCCGGAATATATTATACCGTTAATTGATGCTTCCCCCCCCGAGCCCTCTGTATGTGTTGTGATCCCGTTATCCCGGAGGGTTTCAATTATAGAATTCCACTTGTGTACTACTGAGTAAAATTGGTTGAGTGGTGTCATGAATTCTCCTTTGTTAATTCACTGCAATCGTAAATATTTAAATATCAATTCTAGTTAGTTATGGGGTTAGCGTCTTGATTAACGCTTTCCAGCGGATTTCTGGTGGAACCGTATGGTACATTCGCCCTGTTATATACCCTTCATCCTTAATTACTATTTCTGACAAAAAATCCATATAACCTGAAAAAATATCCACACCCATCTTCCCATAAATCTCATCCCACTCTTTGAATGTAGCTTTGTCGTTGTCTTGGGGGTTCCAAATTTCGCATGGACAATTTAAAAACAAACATGTTCCGTCTGGCTTTCTCAACCATGCAGGCCTATCGCCTGGACCAGCACTATCATGCTGATATTTCCACCCCATTAGTGTTGTTCCTACCAATTTCTTTTCTTCTTCAATTCCCATAATACTATCCTTATTTTAAAAGTTTATTAGCCTGTTCCTGGAACTGCTTGTAAAGGTGGTTAGGAAAGATCAACTCTCTGCCGTAGTTGGTTTTGTTTTCCTCATAAAGAGCCAGAGCCAGAGCCATAGCCAGAGCCAGAGCCATCGCCAGAGCCAGAGCCATCGCCATCGCCATAGCCAGAGCCAGAGCCATAGCCAGAGCCATCGCCATCGCCAGAGCCAGAGCCATCGCCAGAGCCATAGCCAGAGCCATCGCCATAGCCAGAGCCATCGCCATAGCCATAGCCAGAGCCAGAGCCATAGGATTTTCCTTTTTCTATTGTTGCCATACCTTCACCTCGCTAATTGATTTTTTGGCTTTTTCCGTCATAGGCGTTACTTCAACAACTTCAGTTAAAGTGATTTCGTCAACTTCACACGGAAACTTACAGTTTTCTGGCTTGCTCGTTCCCTCCATAGCCAACTGAGAAAGACTTGCGGCTCCCGACCATCGCCAAATCCTCCGGGCTTTCTTTAAAACAGCTTCTTTCCCCTCTCTTTTAGCGACATATCCAGCAAAAACACCAGCCGAATAAGTCCTAACCATACAATATTTCATTCCGTTCAGGTTTTGAGCTGGTTGTGATGATATTGAATCTTTTGGAACGTATATTGTCCCGTTAATATCCATTTCATTTATCGCTTGTTTCATTTGTTCTCCTTTTGTTATTTGGTACTATTGCCTTTGTTGGTTGTTATTTTAAAAGTTTATTAGCCTGTTCCTGGTAAGCTGCAACATCGCTACCCAATCGCGCTCATTTGTTTCAATAAATCCTCATTGGCTTTTAAGGCTCCTTCCTGAACGTCTTCATTACAGCTCATCCAGTTTCAAGGCATCCATTTCTTTTTTAGTGAAGTGGTCTATTACGATTAATTTATTTGAATATTGAATATAATTTCCTTTGAAAGGTCCATCGCTTGGACCATCATGAAACACATTCACATATTCGCCGTATACATTGACTGCCGTAACCACACATAACTCCCCATGCAATTGCCTAGCGCCATCAATCCCCCACACGGCAGGATTATTCAATACGCCAACATCACCTACCCTTACCTTCTTCATCACACGCTCCCGTCCTGATTATCTGTCATTTCTAATCGTATATACAATATATACTGTATATACGAACCCGTCAAGTCCCTTATTAAAAAAAAATCCGAAAAAAAATTTGGGACCCAGCAAATATAGCCCGGGTACTTATAGCCGTGAAATTTCTAAGAATGGATTAGAATTGTGGTGTATATACAGTATATACGCTTCTCTCAGGACTTGATCCCATTATTTTTGCTCCTCACACGCGGCAAACGAGTTAGGAGTCCCAAGGCGCAAGATTTTTGGATAAACTCAAATAACCCAAACACCAACATCATCCATACCTTCGAAAATAACCAAACCACTTATAATAACACAATATCACCACTATATGGCGCGGGCGGCCTGTTCCTCCGCTATACAAACCCTGGCCATAACAGATTACGTTCATTCCGCTCGGCACCCTTCTATACGGCCTAAAAACAGGGGTGATAAATAGTCGGGTAAAATGTAAGCAAAATTTTTTAGCCTAAATGGGCTTGGGTTTTGGACTCCTGTATAGCTGGGTAGATAAATGGCCTAAACAGAGCAGAACGAGCGATTGCTAACGGCCAGCACAACACCACTACGCACTACTTGAATATATACTGTACTCAACCCCTGAGCACTGCACATCACAACCTTATATATAACACAGTGTTATGAGGTGGACTACAGTATTTATTCAATAACAGCACAAATAACTGCGACCATACACGGCCTAAACCTGTATATTTCAACGTGTTAGCTCCCTACAGTTTTTTTTCAACCCAAAGGTTTTATTATGGGTATGTTAGCGGTTGGGTTATACGGGCCGGAAACGGCATATATACGCATTTTATACCTAAATGGAAAAATGTATAATATCGCTATTTCATTATTTGTAAACAGAATTATGCTGTTTTCGGGCCTGGTGTTCAAATGATGAACGCCATGATTTAACGCTCATTCAGCATTTAGTACTAAATAGTCGTGATATTTGTAAGCAAAAAAAGCGAAATTTAAAAAAAGTGCTTACAAAAAGTGCTTACGCTTTTAAGAGGTTTTAGGCCAATTGAAAAAACCTTCATTTAAGGAATTCTCTCTTATTATTATTACCTAAACTGTACAAATATTAATAATAAGAGGGAAATGAGAGGGTTTAGGAAATTATGAGAGTATGACGGTTTTTGACTTGAATGAAAATATGTAACATTTAGAGTCGTTTAATAGAGAGAGAGGGGGGGGGAAAGGCGAAAAGTGGTCTCTAAATTAACTAACTAAAAAATATTAATTTTGAATATTTCTGAATATTTGTTTCTCTATATGTCTATCTACCCCGTTTCAGCGTTACAAATTTTCAAGTCCTTGTGTTATAAGGACTTAAGTGTAGCGCTTTCTGTAAGCACATTAGTAGAGGAGCGTTACAATGCTGTATTGTAAGCGCTTACATCAAAACGCCTATCTAAAACAGTGCAAAAAAGCAATCCCTACTCAAAGCATGGGAAAACCGTTTTTTGTATATACTGTATATACGCTGTTTTCTGTTATTAGGACTGTTAAAATGCAGCATTACTAGTGTATAACGATATAAAGCGCGTTTTTTTTCTGTGTTACATTCTGACCATGCAGTAATAATTCAATTGACGACGGAAAACGGTGATTTGACGCAAGTTTGTACAAAAAAATATGTCGATTGTAGACGATATGGGCCTATTTGGCGTTGCGTAACGGAATTGTCCAGTTTGGCCCTGAAACGGCCTGATAACAGGGCTCTGGATTGAATTAAAAGTCAACCGTGAAATGGGTTTATTGCGACGGCCCAGATTTGCGCGGATATGGCGCAGAGTCTGCCTATTATATATAGGGGGCGCCGACATTGGCCCTGTGATTACGTAGACGTATAGCCTGGGATTGAGGTAAATTGTTACATTCTAACCATACAAAAACGTCGCTTTTAGCTCATTTTGAATTATTGTGTCAATTTTGGGCTAAAAACGACGAAAATATATCTACTTTTTATCATACAAAAAGTGTTGTTATTGTGTTACTTTTGTGTTATATTATATATAACGAAACAACGAAACAAC